CAGGACGCTCAATTTCTGCCAGCTTGTAGTACCAGTGGTCTTCATCAGGGGCGTTACTGTCACCCAGCACACCGTGATGCGTAGGTTTGATTCCCTCCTTGGGGGAAGGATAGCGACCATGACGTAGGTCAAGCATATCGAGAACGGCCTTAGAATGCTCTTTCGTCTCGTTTAGCCATACCCATGTACACTGGATACCCCTAGCCTTCTTAACGTGCTCAGGGCGGTCAAAAGCGATGAATATGACCTCTGACTTAACCGAGGTGCCATCTTCTAATCTGAAGTTGATGTAATGGGTAGGTGGTTCTTTGTTACCCTGACGGAATGGGCCAAGGTCTTCGTGTATCTCCAGCCAGTCTTTAATGGTGGTGGAGAACAATTCGGAATAGGTGTTTCGGCAGGCAATGATGCGGGACAGTCGGACACCATAGTTCTTATGCCCAGGGGTCATTACTGGCTTTTGTTCGGTCATCAAGTCGAATAGCTTGAGGATGGTTTGGACAGTCTTGCCTGAACCCAGTGGCCCCATGATAAAGGAGTTCTGAGAGCGGCAGTCAGCGTAATCTTGTAGGACTTGTCCTTGCGGCCCCATGCAGTATTCTATTGTCGGCACTATTTTTTGCTCCAGTCGATTGCATCATAACCACTTTTGAACTTCTCACGAGTCTCAGGGGTTGATGTGCGATTACCGTCACCCTTACCACCGTTGTTGTTAGCATCCCAATTACGGAAGTGTTCTTTGCGCGTCTCTTTGTCCAGCTTGTGAACCATGCTCTTGCCTTTAGCCATTACTCTTCATCCTCATCTTCATCATCATCTACAGCGGCATTGACGATTGCCTCTACTACTGGGTCTACTTCTACAACCTCGGCCTCAATAGCAGTGCCATCAAAGCGTTTACGTTGGATAGCCACTACAGCGCCCTCGTCAGCTCGTATCTCTACAGCCTTCAGCTTAGGCTCAGTGTACTCAGCGACCTTACTCCATGCGTTTACAGCAGCATTAAGAGCAGTCACATCACCTTCTTCATCAGCAATGTAGTCCAGCTTACTAGCAGCTTCTGCCATCTTCATAATAGGATGGAATGACTCACCATACATATCCTGTAAGCGGGCCAATAAGAACTTCTTATTCTTGTTCGGTACACCTGGAGGTCTCATAGAATAGATACCATAAACTTTGCATTAGTAAATGTTGTTTTATTTTTCATCTTTAAAATAATCATCAGCCATTCTATCTTCTACAATATAGATTAAGTCAGTCATACCAACTACATCTTTATCAAATAGATAAACTGCAAAGAGTTCAATTAACTCAATATCCATTTCATCAAAAGACTTTTGTCTTGATTCCTTTCGGCTTTTCTCTTGATCTTGATTCTTTTATTGACCCTTTCCTTTTCTGCCGGACTCTATCCCCTTCTTTATCCTTTACCAATTGCTAACTGTTAGTGGCTCCGTCAGATTCTCGGCAATATAGTGTGGTAAAACCTGTTTCCCCTCATTCTCTATTTATAACCCATTGATCCGATTGTATAAAAAATAACCAACAAAGTCTATAAATTGTACAAAAAATGATCAATTTAATAGAGATTAATACCATTCACCGCTAATTTGACCCCATTCAACTCAAAAAAACACAACATACTTTACATATTGCAATTGATAGATAGAATGCGACCCAACAACAACGAAAACACAATTTTTACTTAATACATATATAGGAAAAAAAATGATGACTAAATTACACCCTGAAACAGCCCAACAAATTGCCGATCTTTTCTCAAGTATAACTGCCAGCGACATAATGGCTAAAGATGATGCTGATAACTCTGCTTATTGGCTAGCTAGAAGATATAAGGGAATTGTTGAAATGGCGGATAAATTTGGATTGTTTTTAAATACTTATGATCTAGCGGTCGAAACATTGCAAAATCCTACTTTTAGAGATGCGGTATTAACAGCGGATAAAATCTAAGTAACTTTATCAGTACCATTTTTCGAAGTGGTACTTATTAAAATTATTTAACTACAAAAAAAGGTAACTATTATGACTACTATATGCGAAGACAAGCAGAGACTGATCAACCACGTTAAATCCATCGCAACCGATCTTGAAGGTGGAATGACTTTTGAGCAGTGCGGCATGGATCACGAAGAATTTAACAGCGAGCCATCAGACCAGATAAGCGGCCTCGATTACTTGCAAGATTGCCTAGACATGCAATACATTGTTAATGGTGAAGGCGAGTTTTTAGGTGCGCGAATATTGGTTGCCTTTGGTGGCCCGAATATTTGGATTGATACAATGCGTTGCACTGTCGATGGCAATTGGTGGGGTGATCAGCATTCTGAAGGATACGGATTCGACGCAATGGGTATTGAAGATGCCTGTCGCGAGCTTTGGGAATGCAAGTAACTAGTTTAAAGCCTCTACATTGTGGGGGTTTTTTAATACTTACTTAAACAACAACAAAAAACGGAGTAACACCATGAACGATTATAAAATTTACTGGACTAAAACGTGCGACCTTGAAGGCGATCAACTGATCTGCCAAAAAAGCGGTGAGGTGTATGAAATGGCTGATTTTATGCGGTCAGAACACTCTGATTTTGACGGCATTTGCGGTATCAGCAATACTTCAGCATTGGCAGTTACATTGTCAGATGATTTTGAAACAGCAACTTTGAACTGTATAGGATAAACAAGATGAAAATCAAAGCAGAGCATTTGCAACACCTAAAAGCAGAGATTGAGCCTATCCTCTTAAAATATGATCGACTTGTTGAAGAGTACGAAACGGGACAATTCCCGCGATCTGAAAAAGTGAAGGATTTACAGAAACGATTTTGTTTTGACCTGTTACACGGTGCCGGATTATCGCGTTGGGTATGTGATAACCTTTACCCTTATATGAATGATTCGCATTTATACACGGCACTTAAAGCAATTTGCCCAACTATTGAAAGGAGGTTTTAAGATGAATAGCGCCCTACGCAATCAAATCCTAGCAGACCGCCGCCGAGATCGTCGCAACGATATAATAGCGAGCGTGATCGGGTGGACTGTAACAATAGCGGGTGCCTTTATTGGAGCCGCTTTATTCTACACTGTAACTTTTACTTTTTTATCAATAGGAGTTTAAACAATGGAAAATAAACACTTAAACGATCACGACCGCATAGCCATATGCTTAGACCTTGCAAGCACTATGCTTGAAGCGGATTACTTTGAAGTTGAATTGCTAACAGATGCTAATGGGACGCAATACTATGCTGAGGATACTCAGGATAGGTTTAACGGTTATTTCGATATTGTCGAAGGCATACTACACGACCACGGCCTAATAGACTGGGAGGCGTAGACAATGCAAAAGGTTAAAAACGTATTGGCCTCAATTGTTGGGGTAATGTTGGCGGTCGCTGTTAGCTATGCGATATTGGCCGGTTTAATGTGGATAGTCTGGCGGATTTAGACCCTGCCAGTGCAAAATTTGGGGGCTTTGAGTCCCCTTTTTTACGTCCAAAAAAAACCCCGCCGAGCAGGAGAACAAGGCGGGGTAAAGAACTACATCAACTACAAACTTAGACAAAACGTACAACATACATATCCCATGTATAGGCAGAGACATTCACAAACCCTGCCATGCGTTTTATTATACAGACATCGTGGGGTGGTGCAATGCCAATTCACTCTCATCTGGTGGTATAGCCAACTTTTCTTTGTAGTCTTGAACTTCCCACCACAATTCATCAATCTCCTTTCTGGCTTTGCCGCACATTCCATTGAGTGCCGCTTCCATCAGGTTGAATAGCTTTATCTTGTGTTCGTATAGCCCGTACTCTTCTATCTCTTCGTAAACTATCTGAATAAATGGTGTTTGATCTTCAATCATTCTCCTAGCCTCTTCAGTTGGATTTTAATTTCAGCTCTCACTTCTTTCCTGAACTGCTTCACTTGCTCCATAGTAAACTTAGGCTTAGACCATTTGGTTAATCGCTTCATGGCCTTCACCCTTCTAACTCCGTACATATCATACATATAGGTGCGGTACTCATCGTGTACAGTGGGGCAACCCATACGCATATTGCAGCCTTTACATTGGATCGCTATGTTGCCTTCATACAGCTTGAGCCTGAGATGCCGACGACTGAAATAGTGGCCAGCGTCACAGTTCTTATAGTGAACCCACTTGCTGCAGGACACACACCTAGAAAAGCCCCTGTTGTTGCTCCCCTTCAGGCGAACGAGTTTTTGTAAATCGACCGCTGCCTTTTCCACTAGGCTTGGTATTGTCTCTCTCTTCCTTGGCTTTCTGTTTGGATTCTTTAGCTTGCTCATTTTCCCTGACCTTAACGTACTCTGAATTTCTAGGTACGCTGAGTCTAACACGCAATTTATCATCTGCATATACAAGCACGCTGTGCATGAATGTAGCCATCTTAGCCTTGCCCTTGGGGGTAGCATAGACCTGCCCCTCTATCGACTCCCTGCCCACCTTTACAGCGTATGTACCAAGGAATTTATGCTTCAACCACAGCTTCCATGCTTCAGCGTCTGCTTCAGGGGCTTTCTTCTTCATCTGGTCGGCAATCTCCCTGCACCATATGTTGAACAGGGCATCCTGACTGAGGCTAGTGGGGTCATTGAAGGGTGCTAGTTTCACAGTCAAGGGGGACTGATAATTCCACCCCCTAATCCTGGATTCTAGGTGCTTCATCTTGGCATCAACCTCAGTGGTCGAGCTGATCTTGACGTAATCACCCTGAGTCATTTCACTGTACTCCATTGGTTTGCAAAAGTTAGGCTCTTAAGATTAACGTATCGGTATGAGTCGTGGGTGCGTTTCTTTTTCTTTTTGCCAGTGTGGTTCTTTCTTACCCACTTGTAATGTCTGACGTTGGCAACTATCTCATCAAGATCGACACGCTTATCTAGCAATGCCAGTTGCAGCGGCAAACACCTTGCGCCAACAAAGGATAGAGCATCATTCATCTTAAACTGACAGCTTAACTTGCCATCACGTTGCCTATCTCGACACCTATTAAGCTCAAGGCCATCAAAAAAATCTTGGAACTCTGGCTCATAATATTTCTTGTAGCTCAGGCCATACAAGTCAGCCGCGTTACTGCCAATAGCATTCATAAAGTCATAGAATACCCTGTACATTTTAACCCCATGCTTTGCGCCACTCAGCAATGCGTAGTCCCAAGCTGCTTGTATTTCTTTCTTGCTCAGGTCTTTATTGTAATTGAGACTCATATCTTCATCCTCAAGTATTTCTGTGAGATTTTATCTGCCTTGCTCTCGCATCTGACAATGGTAGTGATACCCCACTCTTCCTTGGGTTTGCGCTCACCGTTTGCCCACATATGGCAGTCACTTACTTCATGTGCTCCCCTGATACGGCCTCTCATGCTACTGGCAACAATTCCTACCGCTGCTCCCAGTTCATGCAGGGTGTATGACTCGCCTTTCACCAGACCCAGATCAGTGCGATCACCAATCCACTTAATAAACTTCGTGTTGGGATGGTCACGGCCTGCGCCCATTGGGGTTTCTTTCATCTCGTATTTTCTTGCTCTCATGGTTCTCTCCTGTTATTTAATCTGCCCAGCTTGTATCAGTTAGCTGGTGTTCAATGGTTCTGTTTCTAAGCTGCTCGTTCTGCTTGTCTTGCTTGGCCTTAATCATTTCATGGCGTTCTCTATTCTTATCAGCTTCCTTCCGCTTCCAAGTCCTAACACACGCCTGCCAGTCCTTCATCTTATTCTTGCCGATCATCCAGTTCTTACTGTCATAAAAATCAAGGAACCCCTGTGGGTCTATGTTAGCCTGACTTGCATTACAGTAATCAATGACTTCAGTAAGAGTTGGTTTAACGAACGACTTCTTTACCTTTTTTTCTGGGGTGATAACCCCCTTATTCATTGTATTATTAGATGTATTATTAGATGTACTATTATCTATTAACTTTTCTTCAATAGGGTCATTAACTTTTGTTATAGAGGTATGTAACTTTTCTTCAATAGGGTCTTTAACTATTCTTATATACCTATGTAAGATTTGTTTAGTACCCTCTGCATACTCAAGTTGGATCTGAATGTAACCTGCATCCTTCAATGCGCTTACCCACTTGCTCACCGATGTCTTGCTAACTTCATACAAGCCAGCGAAGTAATCATTGCCAGCCCAGCAGTATCCCTTCTCATTGGACAGAGCAGTTAGCTCACCATAGAGCAGCTTGGCATTGGCAGGTAAACGCTTATCGTATCTGACAGATGCAGGGATAATTGCGAAGTACCCTTTCTTCTCCATACTATTCTCCTGCTGCCACAAACTCGCTCAACTTAATACCGAAGCTGTCTGACCACATCTTCATAGTAGTTAGTGAAGCGCCTCGATGACCGTTCATTACTAGGCTAATGGTTGCCAAGTTCACACCAGACTGGCGGTTCAACTCTGCTTTAGTCCAGCCCTGCTGTTCCATATAGAAAGATAACGCTTTAATAATGTTCATGCTTTGTTCCTTTGTTAAGTGAGGTGACATAATAGCAATCTGTAAATTAATTTGCAATAGGTGTTGACATAATAATTTGCCTGATGTAAATTACAACCTCACACAACGAGGAAGAAACTATGTACTATCGAGATGAAGACCCCGCAAGAACCAGTAGCCCAGACGAATGCTTCAATAGCTTTATGAGTGAGATCACTGGCGGCAGATCAGATGATCTGGAAAACTATGAGAAGCGCCCCTTGCTACCACTACCCACCCAAGAAGACTTGGATTATGAGAAGGAAAAGATGGAAGCACATAGAAAGGAAGTTGATTACTTTATGCAAGGCATGATTGATCGCTATGCCCGAAGCAGTAAGCAACGTGATATGATGTACAAGCAACATGGGATTAAAGGAGAGTAACATGGGACAACGTGAAAGAATTATCGAGCACTTCAAAGGTGGAAACACCATCACATCGCTGGAGGCATTCTCATCACTGGGAGTGACCCAGTTAGCCAGCAGAATCTTTGACCTAAAGCAGCAGGGATACCAGATAGACTCGACTCGAATCAAAGTGAGCAATCGCTTCGGTGAAGAATGCAGTGTGTCAGAATACTACTTGGTAGGAGAATAAGATGAACACTGAACGATACCTTAATCGCTCCGAGTTTCTTCTTACTTTAGAGCAAGAGCTTCACCTAAACGACTTGGATCGCGGTGACAATGATTGCCGTCAGGGTCTTCCACACAAAGAAGGGCAGTCAAACGCCTATGACATTGGATATGGCAGCCGCTATGTCTTTGAGCAAATGAAATCAGCAGGAGAATTTAACTAATGAAAACAAAAATGGAAGAAGCTATTAAAGTTGTAAGTGAGCTTAAAGAAGTAATAACAGAGAGCCTTAATCAAGCAAAAGAAAGGTGCGATAACCTAGAAGCTAAGGATTTGCGAACAATGATTAAAGCTATAAAACTTGTCGAGGGTACGCTTGTGATGCGTAATGAACCTCTAACCAAATCAGCAGGAGAAGCAGTCTAATGACTAATAAAAAATCAGTATGGGCAACACTGTCCGCAATCGACTGTTCAGCTAAAGTAGAACAGAAAGGCAAGCTAACCTACCTATCATGGGCATGGGCATGGCAGACCCTGATGGAACATTACCCTGACTCTACCTATGATTATGACTGTGGTAGCCGCTTGGAGAATGACACAGCAGAGGTCAATGTAAATGTAACAGTGCAGGGTGTAACTCATTCTATGTGGCTGCCAGTGATGGACAACCGCAATAAGTCTATCGTCAACCCTACCACTCGCGACATCAGTGATGCTCGTATGCGCTGCCTAGTAAAGTGTATCGCCATGTTCGGTCTGGGCATCTACATCTATGCAGGTGAAGACTTGCCAGAGTCCACCAAGACTGAGGTGGTCAGTGCAGATCAGTCATCAGAGATCAAAGCACTACTTGAGTTGACAGGTGCAGAC